CGCTTACGCTCGTTCACGCGTTCGGCCTCCAGGGCAGCCAGGCGCTCCTGAACACGGGGCAGCTCCTCGGCGGCAGAGCGCCATGCCTGTACCACGGCCAGCGCCTCGTCGGCGCTGGTGCGCCCAGTGAGCGCGGTCAACTGACGTTCGAGGCCAGCCAGCCGGGTAATCGCGGCCTCAGCCTCGGCCTCGGTAGCGCCGTCTCTCAACCCTAACATCCGCAAGATTTTCTGCATGCTGTTCCTCCTTGCTACTAATGGTTGCATTCGTCTGATAGCGGGTATATTGGTGAGTGCCAGATTGATCAGCTCCACAATCCGGCCTTCTTTGTCGGTGTAAAACGCCGGGCTGAAGTAGCGATATTCGCGCTTTGCGAGCAGTTCTTGAGCACGCTCAGTCCACTCCACGTTGATCGCCCACAGGCCATCCTCCCGCAGCTCGAGGTCGAACCAGCCCGCCGCCGGGACCGGGCCGTTGGTCACGGGCTCGAGCGCCTGATGCTCATAGTCAATCGAGAGCCGGTTGCCGTATTCCTTCCAGCGCTCGAGCACGCTTGCCGCGGCCTTGGAGTCGAACAGGAACATGCCCTGGGTGGTCTCCACCTGGCCGAAGGGGAAAATACGAAACTCCCTAGGGGGGACACCCTGGGGTAGCTCGAGGGTCAGTTTGTGCCGTTGCATAGATTATCCCCAGGCTTGCACCTGGGGCTCCTTGGGTAGAGTTTTCCTACTCTAGTGTTAGCTTAGCACAAAGCGGAATAGATTCCAAGGGGGCACGCTCAGATGGGCGGGGGTGGAGTAAAACCGAACTCTTTAGCCGCTCGGCGGATCTCTTGCAAAAGGCGGTTGAGGCGGGCTCGCTCCTCAGGAGTGTTGGGTTGGGCAGCTTTCAACAGATCATAAACCCTGGTCAGTTCCGATACCTCGCTCAGCCAATCCTGGTCGTCCCAGCCGTCCGGGTTATACAGCGCGTCACGAATGACGGCCCACCGGTTTTCCGCCCGTTCTAAAGGTCGGGCTGGGGTAGGGTTTTGAGCCAGGTGTGGTTGGGCCATAGCGTGATCGTCTTCAAAGACGAAGCGAGATATCCGGTTACCAGTGTACCATGTGTCAGATCGTAGACTACCACGATCCAGGGTTCGGCTTCGGGACCTAAATCATCCCCAGCTATTTCGCTTGGAGCTATGACCAGGGCCACCGGGCCTCGGGGCGGGGCATGCACAACCACGGCAGCCCCAGGGTGGACAGCCCCCCGACGCAGAATCTCCAGGTATCGCTCAGGAGACAGGTCGGAGCGGAACTGGCGGTCGATGACGGCGTGCCGAATCAGTTTTTGCAACAATCGGGGGGCCTCTTCCCCAAGAAAGGCTCGAACTTTGGGGTCTATGACCTTTGCGGGCTTTTGCGGGAACTCTCCCACCGCCACCAGCGCCAGTGCAAGGGGAGCATCGTTCTCCGCGGCCTTCTCTTCTCCCCGAGCGATGGCCGCCAGCCGAGCACGGAGCTCCCTTGCTCGACGTGCGTCCCGCGCAAACACTGCCCCCAACGCCCGGATGTAAGCCGCCCACAGCTGAGAATCGTAATCCCTGGGGTCAGGGCTCCACTCCCACGACCGGGGGGCATTGCCGAAGCCTTCTTGCGGAGATTCCTTTGGCAGCTGCTGGGTGATGCCTCTGGCCTGGGCCTGCTCTGAAGTGAGGCTGCGCACGCCGGAGCGGCAGTTGAAGTGCAAAGGGGGCCAGTTCGATCTCCACCACGGGTCGTCCGCCGGGCGCACGACCCCGTTGCGCTCTCGGCAAATGCTCGTAGTTCGGCTATCCAATACGGCGTCGTACATCCAGTAAGGGCGCTGCTCAATCACTTCCGGGCGGGTCATCTGCGTCCAGCGGCCCGAGGAGTAGGCCATCTGCACATTGGTGCGAAAAATCGTCTCGAGCCGCTGCCCATTCGGGCGGCCCCAGGCGGCCTCGAGCTTTCCCCTTACCTCCTTAGCCCACTCGGCATAGGGAATGCCCTCCTCCAGCGCCCGGCCCAGGCTGTCCCATACCTCGGCCAGCAGGTCTAGGGAAGCCACCCCGGCCACGGTGAAGGCCTTGCGCCTAGCCTGCTCCTGAAGAGCCTGCCACTCGTCTTTGGGAAGGGGCACCCGGGAGCGGAACCAGGCAATAGCCTCTTCGGGGTTGACCGGATTGGCGCTAACCTTCCACATCGGATCGCACCGCGTAGCGCCCGGCCAGGTCGGCCAGGATTAAGGCGTTTTCCATCAGCGTAGCCAGGTCGTCGGGGTTCAGGCTGGGGAATAGCTCAAGCAGCCGCGCGCGCAGTGCATCGTAACCCTCGGCCTGGTCTATGGCCTCGAGTACGCGGGCCAGGATGGGGCGCATTGATGTCGCTCCGGCCTCTCGCGCGTTGTCGGCCAGCCGGTCGGCGTAGAGCTGGCCTTGCACGAAGCCGCTGGAGGTGCGCACCTGGTCGCCCGAGGCCAGCCGCACCAGCCCGGCCTGGGGGGCCTGTAGGGGTACGTCGTAGCGCTCGAGCAGGGCCGGCACATCTACCGGGGCTCCAGCCTGGGCCAAAGCCGCCACGGCCTGGGCTAGCTTGCTGAGGGTGGCGGCGGCCTGCGCGGTATCCTCGGGCAAATCGGTATCCCAGCGCGGCCAGGGGGCCAGCCGAGCGTCGCCATAGTTGAACTCGGCCCAGTAGGCCAAAACCTGCTCGCGCATGGAGGTGGAGAGCCCCTCGGCGTCGGCCTCCAACAAATCCCGGCGCACTGCGTCGTGCACGCGGGCCGCGGCGAACGAACCACCCCGCACCTCGGTGGTGAGGTTCTGGCCCAGGATGGCCGTAGTCAGGGCGGTGTTGGCCCACTCGATGGCCGCCTGTTTGCTCTGCCACACATCCCCGGAGGGCGAGAGAATCTGCAGGCTGTAGCCCTCGGGCAGGGCGATGCCGGTGGAACTGCCCAGATCGGCTAGGTCACGGGCCAGCTGCTCGCGGGCCTCGGCGGTGGTGGGGCCACTGGCCTGGCCCACCCGCAGCGCCCCTACCTCGTTATCGCGCGCCCAATAGCGTATTGCATCATTTTTGACCAGCCACGGCACAGCCAGCGCGCGCCAGAGGCCATGGCTCCAGGGTCGCCGGGCACCGTAGGGAGTATAGAGCCACCAGGCACCGGGACGAGGCTCTACCGTCCCTCCCTCGCGGGTCTGCACCTGCCAGACGCCGCGCTGGAGGTCGTAGCGCAGGTTGCGCGGGTGCCAGACCTCGAGCACCGGCAACACCCGCCCGCTCTCGCCCTCCTGCCAGTCCAGCCGGGCCAGGCCCACCCCCAGCAGGAGCCCCCAGGCCACGAGTTGATATAGGGATTCTTCTGGGGCGAAGGCCCAGAAATCGGCCTCGAGGGCCCGCGTGATGGTGCGCCCCTCGCGGTTGTTGGGGGGCTCGAACGCGAGGGGCAGGCCCAGCAGCCCGCGTATACGGGTGCCCAGGGTGGCCTGGACGCGGTCGTCCGCCAGCGTGGCCTCCGCTAGCTCAGCGGCCAGGGAAAGGTTGCCCCCCTGGGCCAAGCGCCAGGCGGTGCCAAGGTCGGCAGGGGCCCACTCGGTGCGCCCCCACGCAGAGGGCTCGTTGACTAGTTGCGGTTGAGGTTTTGCCATATCTCCATCAGTTTCTTTCTCGCCAGGATGTACTGGATACGGGTGGGCCGCTCGGCGTGAAGAAAAGCAGCCAGATCGCGAGCCTCCTGGCTGCGCGCTTTAGCGGGAACATCAACCTCGAGGGCCGCGCGCAGCAGGGGTTGCACCCGGCTCCAGGGAATCTCCCGACGCCCCACCCGCAGCGCGTAGCAGCTCGCGCTGGAGAGGAAGGGCTGCTCGAGGCCGCTCCACTGGCTGGGAGCGCCCATCCGCCTCATTCGCGCCCGCAGGGCGGCGGCGAAGAGGAGAGCAACGTCGGCTCTTCCTCGCTGAGCTCGAGCGTGCAGAACTTGTGTCCGCAATTTTTGCAGTTGTAACGACGTTTCAGCGCTACGTCCGGCCATGTTCCCTCCAAACCCACACGCCCGCGCAGGCGAACCGCAACGCTCCCACAGCGCGGGCAGGGTACAGGGTAGAATTTGCCTAGTCTAGGCATAGTGTACCACAAACGGGAATCTATTCCCGCTCATCCCCACCTCGAGCGCACCCGAACCGAGGTGTACTCCGGCGGCCCACCGCGCACCGTCCAGAGGGCCAGGGCTAGGCTCATCACGGTGTCGTCGTGGGCCCCACTGGGGGCCTCGTAGCTCAACCCGTAGGCGGTCTGGCGGGCCTGCAAGGCCCGTAACTCGGCCAGCAGGGTGGGCTCTGGGTAGAGGTGCAGACGCTCCTCTGCCAGGGACAGCCGTAGCTCGTTGACGAGCTGCTGTTTGGACTGGGCGGTGAAGCGGAAGGGGTGCGTCTGCGGCCAGGCTCGACGGAGGCGCTCATACACCGGATCGCCCACTCCGGTGGCGTCTACCGTGAGCCGAGCCTGGTAGCGCTCGAGCACCCCCAGCACCCGCGCCTCGGTATAGCTCCACTCGCTTTGCCAGCGCTCTT